CTTTCGGCAGCACGCCGATTGACTGCAAGCCAAAAGATACGTATGTAGCACAGTTGGTTCTTTTGTTCTTCAATGCGCTTGCTAGGCTCTTGCAAGCATGGTTCGCCGAATACTTCACATGTGCCTTAATCATCTTTGAAGCGTTGGCTTTAAGTGCGGATAGGAACTTGTCTACCTTCGTGCTTTTCGGAACCGATACCAGACGGACGTACTTCTGCCCCTTTGAGTCCTTCCAAATGGTCCATCCTTTGAGAGCCGGAACGTAGATATAATAGCCTTTAATCCTTGTGGCGTGTACCTTCGTTCCGACCGCAAGGGTCTTTTTCCGCTTCGACTTGTAAGAAGGCTTGACCCGCAGGGGGTCAGCCTTGATAACAACGTAAGTCCTGTTTATCTTCCTACTTTTTGCCACGATACACCACCTTTCCCTTACTATTAAAAACAGAGTAACCGTTTTTATCGGCACATTTCTTTGCATTTTCCAGTGACGAAAAAGCGCCCTTCTGACTCTTTGCATCCTTCCATGTTTTCCTTACACGGTAGATTTCTTTACTGGGGTTCTTCTTCCCATCCTTGAAGGGCACTCCCAAGTAGCTGCACACGCCCTTTGCGATGGCTTTTCCGTACTTGTCCGGATGGTCTCTCAGTGTAGCCAAATCGCCCTTGATGCTTCCGGTTTCGAGGATGCAAGCCGTCATGTCGGTACCGTTCAGCTCAAAAAGGTCTGTTCTCTTCTGCACGCCACGGGATTTCATACCCATATCTTTTTTAATGGTCTTTTCAAGGCACTTAGCAAGCTTTTTCCCGCTTCCGGACACGTACAGCGGCATAACGCCCCTCGGCGCCCCGGAATAATCACAGTGGATAGACAAGTACATGGCAACGCCGGAATTGTTCGCCTGCCGTACATCGGCAATCATGTTTTTGTTGTTGCCGTGGTCTGCATCCGACTGTACCTTTACCCCAGAAGCTCTCAGATACTTGACCGCCGCCTTTGTGATGGCTAACATCAATTTAGCCTCGGAATGCCCCTTATATACACAACCAGAGTCCCAGCTTCCATCTAAGCTCACGCCATGCCCGCAATGTACCGCAATCGTCTTACTCATCATCTTCACCTTCTTCTGCTTCATCCTCTTCCTCTGCCAGTTCGTAATCCTGAACCTCATCCTCGGTGGCTTCGATATCCGGGCGAACATTGAGCCCTAACGCCTGTTTAAACGCCTGATTCAGTCCGACTGCTGCCAATCCGCTGACTGCACCGGAAACCACCGCCGTAAAGGTCAGCCCGTCTACCACGATTCCGCATACGATACCGACAACAAACAGCACTGTTGGAATCCATTTATTATCTGTTGGCATCCAGTTTCTCATGATGTAGCCGATGCAAAGGCACATCACAACTACCGCCGGTACAAAGTAATCATTTACAATAGAAATATCCATTTTCTTCTCCTTTTCCGCTGTTTTAAGCGTTTTAAAAAATATTAGTGATAAGTTATAAGGGTAACTGATTTAAAGCTGTTAGAAGCTAAATAATGGTGCTGCAGAGCAATCCTAGCGTTCGATTAGATAGTCCGTCAGCTCTGCTTTCGCCTTTCGCATTGCTTCGATATCGTTGCCGTCGATTCCGTGCGCCAACAGCGCCAGCAGTGCCCGCTGTGTAATGATGTTTCCCTCTTCCAACTGGTTGAGTCGATTGTAATCATTAACCGCTTTTCGCTCCAATTCTGCAATCCTCGAATTCTGTGTCTTGTTCGGTTTCCGGAGTCTCTCAATCGCTCCGCAAACTACTTTAACCGCCGCTGAAATAGCCACGATTGCACCCGCAAGCCAGAGAATGTCCTCGGTTGTTACGTACATTCGCATGGTATCACCTCCCTTCTTGATTTTTGGCAACGAAAAAACCACCTACAAGGTGGCATTCCGCTAATCATCTTCTTTTGCGGTCGTAACCGCCATGACCTGCTCCTGTAGCACTTCCTCTAGCACCGTCACACGCTCTTCAAGCGTTCCGTCCGTCTCGATTCGGATTACCTCATTACCCATCGGGTAATCTACAAACTGTGCTGTTGGTTGCAACTCTGTTAGATACTGATTCACATCCTACTGATAGAGCTGTTTTTCTGATTTCATTCCTGCTCCTTTCTATAGCATGGTGCCGTCTGTGATGTACGTAAATCCACCAATGCAGTCATTATTCTTTTTTAGCGCATCCGCCCCAGCGTTACGGGCGTAAAAGGTACCGTTTGAACCCATATAGGATATGTTCGAGTTGTTGCCGTAATACGACACGGCACGAACACCCGATTCTGTTATAGGCTTTGGAACTCCCGTAATCTTTCCGGCGGCGATATTTGCTCCGCTTGCTACTTCTCCGGCGCATTTTGTCGAAACTTCCATCTGAACAATGTTTCCGCACCGATACCAACGTGGCTGAAAACCCACTGCTCCGGTTGTTAGGGTTATCTTTCCGGCGCCACGCTGTATGTTCATCGTAATGTTATCTGCTGAAATGTTTTCGGCGGATATCTTATTAGCATCAATTTGCATTGTGCGTACATACATAGCACGGATATCTTGCTCAACAATTAACGTGTTCCCGAAATAACCATTCCCGAGAAAGTCAACTGTAAATGCATCTCTCCTATTGTTTTCGGATGCAATTCCGGACCCTATTTTGAGCGCCTTGAAGTCATACAAATTCATTCCCTGATAATTGATAACATCTTTTGTTCGATACTGCCCAATGTCTACAATAGCCGGGTTAAACTCTATATCGTATGCGGCTCGTAGCGCTATGATATCCTTTCTCGTAATTTTTTCGCTTGTAGCAAGTTCGAAGCCGTTATAGTACTCATTACCGCTATTGCTGAATTCTTCATAGTGGAGACTGTTGCTATTAATAGACTTGTCAATTGTCATGGTCCCGCCATTTTCCAACTCAAACCATACTCGCTTTGCGCCCTTATTATAGAAGCTGTAATTAAACGAATGGCTATAACTTCCGTCTAGGTCTATCGTGTTATTTATATCTTCTACTGAAAAAGCGATGCTGTCTGATATTTCTGGGTAGATATCTTCGGTCGGCGTAAGCTTATCTGTATTAATCCAAGTGCTGATTATTTCCGTGCCGCTTTTGAAGCTGTCAACGCTGAATAAGCTTTCTGGTCCGGCGTTTACCGCCATTTTGTCTTTTGCGATTGTTACATGCTGTTCGCTTTCCCCGCCAATGTCAATGGTCTCCCCGTAGGAGGCAAGCACTTTTTGCCCGTCCCGAATCTGTACATCCTTATCTGTAAGCAACACGTTGTTTTTCGTGGCTGCTATTGGTTTTACGGCTTCCGCTGCTATCATCGTTCCGGTATCATCCGAATTAATATAATTATCCGCATAATTCCGTGCATCGTTAGCCTCGTTCCGGGCTGCTTGGTCCTTAAGCTCCGTGCTTGATGGTCCGGTTTTATTTGTTACGGTTAACACCGTGCTTCCTGATTCGCCTGTGCTAAGGTCTACCGTTGGGCTGTATCCATCTTCTCCGGGGTCTCCTTTTTCGCCCGGCGCTCCGGTTGATCCCTTCTCTCCCTGTTCGCCTTTTGTTTTGACCCACTTATACACTGCCGGGTCCGTTCCTGCTTCCTCCGTCAGCTGATTTACGGCGGTACCAAGGTACTCTTTCCCTTCCGGGGAAAACGAGAAGCCGTCACCGTCGATAGTATCGGCGTAAGCAATCCATGTGTACAGCTCCCGGACTTTTGACAGATTAGCAAAACTGCTTGCTAGATTCTCCACCAGCTCCGAAATGCCGCTATCCTTGATTACATACTCACCCAGTGTAGCCTTCTTCGTTCCGTCGGTGACAGATGTTTCAAGCTCAAGGATTCGACCGGAAATGTAAGTGTTCCCGGCATCGTCCACGATGTTCACACGGTCACCAATCCCTACCCCCGGCGGCAGGTCTGCTATGTCCACTTCGTAGTTGGTCTCAATATCCGAAATGGAATCCAGTTTTTCTTTTGCCAGCTTGTAAAGGTCTGCCTGTGAAGCCGTGTCCGAGGATTCGAATTTTTGATACAAATTGCCGCTGAAAGAATCTTTACTCGAATAGTCCACTCTTGCCCATTTGGTCAACGCTTCGAGAGACACAAGGTTTCCGTCCGGGTCAATCTGATACTTGTCTTTATCCGCCTCCGGAATCGTAAAGCCGATAAGCGTTAAATTGTCCTTTCCGGTTGCGTAAAGCGCTGTCGCTAGGTTTTCGATGGTATTCTTTACGGTGATGTTGTTCACTTCTTTGTCGATGTACAGATTGATTTTTGTGTCTCTCCCTGTTTCATCTGCGATATCAACCCACCTATCCGACACGGTCAAGCCTTTAACGCCGAATCCATAGGTAAGCTCAATTTCGAACTTTTCCGCAATATCCGCAAGCCTCTTTGTTACCGTATCGGTGCTAGTCCATTCAAGCTTTTTCGGGTTCTTTGAAACGTTGTTGTTTCTGAGCCGAAAACCTGTTTTCTCAAGAAATTTATTGATGTAATCCGCTGCACTCATCTGTTCCGTTCCGGTGTACTCCTTAGCAAGGTTGTTCAGCAGGTCTAACCCTGAATCCTCCGATTCGAATTTGACGGTGTGGTCCAATACAGACAGCTCCGTGGTTGTAATCATGAAGAGATTCACAATATCCATATCGGCTGCAGTTTCTTTGCCGTAGTAGGCTAATACGTAGTTCCCAGCCCTGCACCAACTTTCAATGTCTGACCTTGTATCGTCGGTATAGGCGACTGTGCAATCGAGCGTTGCAATTCCTGTTTCCACTTCTTCCTTTTTCGTGTCGTTGGTGATAACATAGCCACCCGACAAACTGGTTGAAGCTGTTCCGAGAATTTTAAAGTTTTTATCTGCAAAATATAAAATCATATGAATACCTCTCTATAGGTCATTGAGAACTTCGGCGCTGTTGATTCGCTCACATAATACTCCGACGGATTCGCCGCCCACTGTTCGTATGTAGGCTGCGTGCTGTACTCCGTGCCGCTTGAATTGCAGTAGACGGTCGGATTTGTGCCCGCATCCATGAACTGGTAATAGCTTGTCGGGCTTGCGTTGTACTCCTCCTCGGTCGGATATACCCGCTCTTTCGATGAGTTGTAATATTCTATTCCGGTGTCGTATGGCGTATCGGCATCCAACTGCTGGTAGTAATCCCTGCCATAAGCTTCATCGGACCGGCAACGCCTAATGTATGGCTGCTGCCCCGCCCACGCCGAATAGGACGTGTGAACTGAATTCGTTCCGGGCGTTAAAACTAGCGTTTCCCAATCGTTCCCCAGCGCTCCAAGGTCCGGGCGCTTTACGCCTTCGTCGCTTCCGTGCCTCAGCATGGTTACCGTGGCGGTCTTTCCGTCTGCCGTCAAGATGTCACCGTTCTGAAATGGAATTTCTGTCGTGTTTTCGCTAGTCTTTGGTCGACCATAAAACGATAGATTTCTCACACCTAACCAATCCATCGGTGGTTGTGCCTTCCACTGGTAGGCGGCAATTACAACCTTTGTTACGTTGGTATCCTCGAAATTGTAAATAGCCGGGAACGGATAGAATTCGCTCGTGGCGCTCCCGAATTTGTAGGATATCATGTACCATCCGCCCTCAATCTTAACTGTAAGGTTGCTATTCTTGTTATCTGCGTTGAATGTGGTCGTCTTATCTACGACTTCATTCTGCCAAACATACTGGATAGTCGCATTCTTGCCACGACTTGACTTATACGCTCGGATGCCGGCTACTATGTCGTTACTCTTGTTCAGCGCCATGATTTCAAGCATTCCGCATTGTGTAACATCGTTGGCACTAGACCCGATGGAAAACTTGACCGATGCATCAATGCTGTAGAATTCTGCGCCGCTGGTTCCGTTCTCATCCGGCGGCAGCTCCCTTGTGATTGTTGCCCCGTGCCATCCGCTTTGTGTTACTCTTCCATAGCTTGATTTCAAGAAGTAGTTGGTCGGTGTTTTGTCGGTATAAGTCGGGATTGTGATTGTGTTTCCGCTCCGAGAACTCAGCTTTCCGGCTGACCCTTTCGCTCCGGACTCCTTCACCTCCACCTTGCAGGATAGGTCAATGGTCCCGGATTGAATGTCCGACACCGTGAATGTGTAGGGCACCTTGTGAGACCCCTTACCCCATGACTTGCCACCTGCCTTGATTGTCTTGGTGTGGCTCTTGCCAGCAACCGTGATTACCGCTTGAAGCTTTGCTTTCTTCCAGTTTTTCTTTACCTTGCCGCTGACTGAACCAACGACGGCGGTAATATCCACCGTGAGCTTAACCGAACTAGCTGTTCTTCCGGTCGCCTTGTAGTACATCTTGTATTTAACGCTCGGTGCACTTCCTGAACTGTCAGACACCGGACTTGAAACCCATGTTTTCTTTTTGGCATCCCACTTATAGCCGATAATCGCCCCGCTGGTAGTTCCGGAAGGCGTGGAATTGGCGCCATATGCTTCATAAAAACCGCCCTCGATAGGTGCGCCGGAATACCCGGTGCCGCTCTGATTCGGCTTCCATAGCTGCTGAATAGCGCTGCCAAAGTTGCCCGCCTGTGTGAACTCCTGCGATACCCTGATAGGCTGCACTTCTGCCGGCTTCTCGATGGAAATATCCGGGTCCCCGAACTGCAAGATGTGTTCGTTGCTGTCAAAAAACGCCACGTATCCGCAATTACCCAGTTCGCCCAGCTTCTCGTCTTCATTCCCTTGATAACTGGTATCATCCGCATTGGTTTCGTCAACTTCCGGCTTTGTTGTGTAAAAACTTGCTTTGAATGTCGGATGCGCCGGGACAGTTCCGCCGTATTCAACCATCATGGTTGTGTTTCCGTCCGTGTCCGTGAAAGATTCCGCTTCATATTCATCAACCGAATACTTGAACGGGTCCTGACAGTAGATTGTCCACTCTCCCTTTACGGCGTTCCGTCCTTCCTCGATATCGCCCTCAAAGTATGGCGTTCCAACAAAGAACATATCCTCTTCATCGTGAAAGATGAACTGACTCTCTTCTCTATCGAGAATCCCATTCAGCTTGTTGAAGGCGCTCCGGAATGATTCGTTATCTTCTGCGACGAGTTGAAACCCGACAACAATCTCTCTCTCCGGGTATCGTGTCGTTTTGATTTTCGTTCCGTTCCGGCTTCCGATTTCTTCTGTTTTAAGGTCCTTTTTTAGGCTTTCCCTGCCTTTTGTGTATAATGTGCGGTAGCCTTCGATGTACAACGATGAATTCTCATCTTCGATGTATTCGCCGTTAATCATTACCGCCTCGGAAGGTAGAGACAATAAAGTCCCTACCTCCGTTGTGTCTCGGAATACGTACACTATCTGATACCTCTCCTTCTGTTCGCTCTGGTGGTCAATCGGTTTTGTTCCTGCTGCATGGTAGGCGCAAGTTGCTTTGACACCACCTTTCCGTCAAGCTCTGACACCACCGTGATTTCATAGTTGGCGGTACTGGTATAGTCCCATGTATCGTTCAAGCTATAATCTCCGGCAAATGCCATTCTGCTAGGACTTAATGTAGCCATGTTCGCCAGCTTCGCAGACATACGGCTGATATCACGCTTCTTGGATTCCATACCGATAACAAGACCCTCTGATAGGAATGCACCAATTTTTCGGGTTACTCTTGACGGTGAGTGCTCCTTCGTCGTCTTCCGCATCTTCACGGTTGCAGCGCTTGAAGCTGCTGCCGCCGCCGCTCTGATTGCCGGAATTTCGGCACGAATACCATTAGCAAGTCCCCTGCCGATGTTCACGCCCACTGTGTGCGCCTTCCCGGCTTCTCCCGACATTGCGCTATTGATTGCGTGCATTCCACTTCTTGCGGCGCTTACTCCGCCTCTCATTCCGCTTGAAATGCCAGAACGGAAATTCTTACCGATGGAAGCCGCCGCCGATTTTGCCCCGGATGCTCCCGAACTGAAAGCGCTCTTTAAGGCGGACATTGCGCCATATGCAAGGCTCTTAAGTGCGCCTAGTCCGGACTTAACGACATTTACACTTGTAACCATCGTTTTCAAGTTTGATGCCGCTTTCTTGGACTGTGATGCGATGCCCGACACCTGCGTTTTGACAAGCTTCAAAGCCGCCGCAAATATGAGCATGACAGCCGCTACGGCAATACCTGCCGCCAGTAAAACAAGGATTCCGGCACCGGCAACGCCAGCCACGGACCCGAGAGTAACGAGCACGATACCCGCCGCCGCCGCAACTAGTACAACCGCCCCTAATCCGACAGCTAAAGCAAGCAATCCTCCAGCCGCCGCAACTCCCGTTGATGCAATCGCCGGAAGTGCGCCCGCCAGTTTAACGATTCCGGCACATAATAGGTATACTCCGGCACCAATAAGCGCTACGCCGATTCCGACAAGCGCTATTGTGGCTCCAAAAGCGACCATTCCCGGAATAGCAAGGTTTAAACCTTCTCCGAGTGTGGAGAAAACAAACGCTAAGGCTGCGATGGCTGCTATCATGCCAAAGAACACGGCGATTGTTGCCGGTCCTCCATTGGCTACCGTCGTTGCCGCCTGTGCGAGTACCCAAAAACCAGCGGCTACTACAAGAATTGCAGCGCCGAATACAAGAAAAGTTGTTGCAGCCTGCATAAGTTTGTTTCCTGTCTTTGCGACCGTCTCACCTGTCGAGGATGCCGCCTTTCCTGCATTGGACATTCCGGCGGCGCCTTCTGCCAGTGTTTCACCGACTTCTTCCGTGGCTTTTTTTGCACTCCGCTTGAATATGTTCAACCCTTTGACCGTTGTGGTCAGCTTCTTAACCAATGGACTTCCCAGCGATGTTAATAGACCTTTTCCGGTTGTTTTTTTCAAGATGGCGCTGATTGCACCGAATCCCATAGCAAGCTCCGGAAGTCTAGGCTCTATCTTAATCATCTTGTTAAGACCGTTAGATGCCTTCTCGATGACCTTAAGAAGGGCGTTGAGCGCCGCTGACGTGGCTTTTGCTGTCAGTTTGAGAATATCCATCACGCCTTGGTTCCGGCTAAGGGTTCCGGCAAACCGTTCAAAGGAATTTGCTGTTTTTTCGAGCTGTTTTCCGGTTCCCTTGAAGATTTTCGATAGTCCACCGATTCCCTTATCTGCAACGCCCATCAACTTTGTGATTCCACCAATGGCAACATCGGAAACAACCTGCCACGCCGGCGCCAGTCCGGCTGAGAGTGTAGCCGTCAAGCCGTCTGCCGCTTGTCCTATCGTCTTATAGCTTTGCGCCATCTTAGATAGCTCTTTATCAGTCGACAGCTTCTCCATCGCCTTAAAGAAGTCTTCTGTCTTGACTTTGCCGTCTTGCACGTTCTTAACAAGCTCTGTTGTTGTCATGCCCATTGCTTTCGCAACCTTTGACATTCCGGCAGGTGTCTGTTCGAGGATCAGCTTGAAGTCTTCCCACTGAACTTTCGGTTTCGCCGCCATCTGCGTTGCTTGCATAGACAACGTCTTCATCGCTTGTGCCGGGTCCTGTGCCGCCGCCGCAACGTTTCCGAAACCTTTAACAAGGCTTGGTGATGTTTTCCTATTGACTGCATATAATTGCGCATAGGTTGCCGCCATATCTTTTGAGGTGTATACGGTCTTTTTTGCGTAATCCTGTAAGTCTTTTTGTGTTTCCTTGATTTTCGTGTCGCCCATGCCTGACATAGCCATGTTGGATGCAAAAGACGTCCACGCACTGTTTGTATTATCCAGCTCTGACACAAGGCTTTTAAGGCTGCCACCGACAACGCCAACCGCCTTTGCGCCGATTCCGGCTAACGCTCCGAATCCGAGACCGCTTTTAATCTTGCCCCCGAGTGTCTGCGTTGTCTTGTTCGCCGCTTCAAAAGTGCTTTGAAAGTTCCTATCCTTTGCCATTAGAACGGCGGTTACAATATAGTCTGCATTGCTCATTCTTCCCTCCTTTCTTCTTTCATTTTTCGGCTGATAGCAAGGAATCTTTCATTCCGATCCGTGTCATATTCCCGCTCTACCTTGTCCAGTTCCTTCTGATAGTCGTAGAACTTGTCGAAAGTCTCATAAACCGGCTTGGTCCGTGTCTTTCCCGCCTTTCTGCTTGCCTTAGCCATGAAGTTCAGATAGGCGAGCTTGTGAACCCACATATCTTTATCCACCGTGCTCAACTTGTGCGCTTTGCATAGCAGTTCATACTCCGGGAATGTCAGCCGGTCCACTTCGTCAAAACTCCGGAAGCCGAAAAACCGGAAGCAATCTTCCGTGATTTTGTCTGTCAGCTTTTCGAATGTCATAGACTTTACATCGTCTGATTCTGCTCTTCCGCTGCCTTCTTGACGTTCCTGTACGTCTTTTTCGTACAATTCGCTTCCGATAAAAAATCAGTCACCTTCTTAAACACTTCGTCAATGTCGGTGTTCTCGTCCTCGAACCAATCATCCAGAATGGAGATATTGAGCTTCGGCGACTCTGTTTTGTTCGCTACAAAAATAATCTGCTGCAATGCTTCGAGGTCGCCATCCATGATTTTTGCGATGTAATAGTTCAGTCCAACGTTCTCCTCTTTGCCACCCCATGTATCCATTGTAACTGTGACTCTCTTGTTAATCTCTTTGATGAAATTCATTCCAAACTTAACCGGGTATGATGTGCCGTTGATTTCGATATCGTACATATTAATCCTCCATATATCAAAAGCGGGGAACAATCGTCCCCCGCCCGCTTAAAACCTATGCTCCTACTGTAGTGTCTTTGAATACATAGGACGCCATGTCTGCCTGCGTGTCTGTTACGGTAACGTTGCCCTTTGCGCCCGCTCCGTTGATACCAAAGGTGAGAGATACTTCAACCATATCCTCGGCGTTGGCTGTTCTCTCAATCTCGGTCAGATACCCCTGAAAATAAGTGCCCTTGTACTGGTTTGTCTTACTTTCAACCGGCTCATCCATGTTTGCTTCCCATACTTCAATCAATTTGTCATTATCCAATGCAGATTCCAGCTTGTCCAACATGGTGTCACCCTTTGCCAGAATGGAAGTGCACGTGATTTCTACCTCCGCTGTTGCCGGGGTTCGAATAGTGCCGTCCTTCGTTGCTGTAGAATCCGCATCCTTCGACTTCGTTCTGCCATTCTCCGTAACAAATGCAATCTGCTTTGCTGCTTCCTTCGATGCATCCTCAAGAAGTCGGTAAAGATAAATGATTTTCTTTCCTGCAATCGCTGTTGCCATAATTATTCTCCTTCTTTAGCTGTAGTAATATTCTGCCTCGATAATTGCGTGCATCAACGGTTCCGCCGTGCTGTTGTCTGATATGATTTTCTGACTCAAGCTCCGCAATGTGTAGCCGGTGCCGCCGTACGCCTCAAACTCCCGGCAAACCTCCATCACTTCTGCAGCAATCCGTGAGAGCGTGCCTCTCTTTTTCGAATCGTTCTGCCATACGTGGATGTTTTGCGATACCGTGCCGATTCCGCTTCCCTTAACCATCATATCCCGCATCGTGTTGTCGGCGAGATACACAAAAGGGTATGGCTCATCCTCAGAAGGCATACCGCCGTCATACACGTCTAATCCGAGTGCTTCAATCTTCAATTTCAATCCTGTAAAAAGGCTTTGCTGTGCATCCATCATTTAAACAACTTCCTCAAATCTCTCACAAACTTCTCTCCCGCTTCTCGTGCTGTTGGCTCCATGAACGGCTCCGGTGGCTGCCGCCTTGTTCCGTACTCGACACAAGCCGAATAGTCCTTAAGCGACTGAATGCCAACCGCTAGACCTTCTAGGTAAAGGTCCGTCTTTAGGTCGTCATAAATTCCGCCCTGTGACCGCTCAATTCCGCTATAACCTCCGTAAAATTCACCGCCAGCTGACTTTTTGACGGCGTGCTCTTGCGCTGTCTCCAGCAAGGTTTTTTCTTGGTGCCGGACCACTCGTTTAATGTCGTCCAATGTGGCGGCTTTTTCGAGGTTGTCCTGAAGCTTGTCGAGCCCTTCCCATTTAATATCAACGCCCATGCTGTACCTCCGAAACGATAAACGCTTGTTTGGTGTACAAGTCGATTCTCTTGTCCACCTTGTAGAGCTTTTCCCCGATTCGAATATAATCAAATGGCTTTTCATATTTGTTTTGCAGCCGGACCGTTAAGGATTCCTGCGGTATGCTGTCGTATACCATCCGAATCATTGCGGTTTCGGTTTGGTTGACGGAAGCCATCCTTGGCACCTCAGATGGCTTCAGACGGTCATAATCGCCCGTCTTAGCGTTGTAATCCGACTTTTCGGTATAGAAGTACACTTCTTTGTCAAATCTCATATGAAACGAATCCTCCCCCTTCTCGACGTGCCTTTGTTTTCGTCAATCCACGCTTGGATGTCGCTTTCATATGGCATGAAGTCGTCACCGCTGAAATTGAGTGATTCACCTTCGACGGTATGGGAAGAAAGTCCCTCTGAACCAATCCGGTTGAATCGAATAATGGATACCTCCGTCACGATGTAGGACAGCTGAGTGGGCACCTCATCGGTGCCCAGCTTTACTTTCAGTCTGTCGCTCGTGATATCCATAATGGTCTGCAGCTTCTTCCTCTGTTCGTCTCCGGCATCCTGCATATTGAGCAGTTCTAGTAAGTCTTCCATGTTGTGCCTTTCCGACTATTTCGTCCTCTTACCTCTCACGGTTTTAGTGTTGCACTCCTCGGTGTACTCAATCAGCGGAAAACCCGGCTTGTTCTTCGAACCTGCCAGCTCTTCAATTCTGCCCTTATTTACACGCTTTCCAGCTCGTGGAAACTCGTCACCGATTTCGTAAATGTACGGAATTGAACCGTTCTTCGTCTCGGTCGTGTCCTGCGTGTCTGCGAACCGATGAATTACCACATATCCCATTATTTAACCTCCTATGCTGCCGTAACTGTTACTTTTGCAACTGCCTTCTTGTTTGCCGGAAGGATGTACTCACCCGCTTTACCAGCTCCCTGCAAAGCTACACCGTCGAAGTCTTCGGATTCGATGGTTCTAGCTGTCTGAATGCCGGTGAACGCCTTACCGATGCCGGTGATGTAAGCGTAAATGCACTCGTTCTTCTGAAACATTGCATCCGGGATAACTTCGAGCTGAAAACCCTTGAAGGTGTTCACGGTGTTGTTGTCCACGTTTACAGAACTACCCTTTGCGGTGGTCATGAGCTTGGAGTCAACGATGATGTTCCATACATCCGGTGTAACCTTTGCTACCTTGGTGCCAACTGCGCCAATGTTCACAAAGTACTTTGCAAGGGCATTGAATGCCTTTACAACTTCCTCCTCGGTGAGTGCTGCCGCTTCGATGGTTTCAGCGGCGCTATCGGAGATGAACTTACCGTGATGAGTGTTGAACTGATTTGTCTTTGCCTGTGCCTGAAGCTCAAGACGGTCAGCCACCGCCGTGTTGAAGTCGTTGTTAACCGTGTTCCGGTCGATTCCTTCGTGGAAGCTCCAGCCCCAGCTGTAAGGAACATCCGCATTGGTATAGATAATCTCGGTTCTGTTGCCGAATCTGCTGGACTTTCCTGTTCCGGTTCCAAATGCGGTGTTCGTATCGGTGCTGTAAGTGCCTACTGCTACCGGAATGTCGGAAGTCTTAACGCTGAATGCGGTCTGATTCTCCTGTACGCCGTCCAGTGCCTCGATTCCGCCACCGAAAAAGTCTCCAAAGAACGCTCTGCTCTGGAATACCGCCTGCATAAGGTCCTTAAACTCTTTTGTATAACGTCTTACTGCCTGATTGTTGTTTTCGCCTGCCATAATTTACTCCTCTTACTTTCGATACTTTGCAATCCGCTGTTCAATTTCGGTCAGTGGTTCCGCTCCGGTGTAAGATTTCGGCGTGGTACCTGTCGCCCTCTGTCTTTCCCGGATTTCCACCTGTGCATTGACCAGCTTCACGAACGCTTCCACCTGTGTTTTTGTGTCCTCTGCGGTTGTGCCTACGACCATGTCCAGAATGTCCTGTGTAGCATCCATGCCCTGTTCCTTGAGAATCTCCCCGGCAACCTTGCCCAGTGCGATTTTCTGCAGCTGTGCTTCCATTTCCGCAATTTTACGGTCCTTCTGCTCTGATTCGTAGGCGGCTTTCTGCTCTGCGTTCATTTTCGCCAGCTTGACCGCCTCCGCTTTGGCATCCTCGATAGCTTTATCGGTCTTTTCGCTCCATTTTGCGTACTTCTGACCGATGATTTTGTCGAGGTCTTCATCCGTATACTTCTTTTCCGGCTCCGCTCCACCTTTTGGCTCGGTCTGAGTGCTCGGTTCGGTATTCGGTTCAGTGTTTGCGTTTGTGTTCTGATTGTTCATTCCTTCTGACATAATTTCCTCCATGTGTTTTACATCGCAATGCTTGATTTTCCATACAGTTTAGTGTCTTGAATGCTTGGACATACCCGAAAAAGGGTATATAAAAAATCGCCCTGTAATGAGCGATTTTCTTTCATAGGTATAATTTATTAAGCTTACGTTTAAAGGCTGTTATAGAGCGTTTAAATGCGTTTTAAGACTATTTCTATCGTGTGAGTAATGCGGATAGCACCGTCTTGAATGCAGCTCCCAATTCTTCCTCCACTTTTGCCATCATTGAGTTTTCATCGACGTACTTCATCCCATCAATGGAGATTCCGAACCGTTCTCCAAATGTGATAATTATTCCATCTTTCGTGATTCTCTTTTGAATGCCGTTGATGAATCCTTTTTCCCCAAGTTCAAGAATAACATCCTCCCAGTAAAGCCTAGGAATATTCAAAAGTTTTGAATTGTATACTATATCCTCTTCGCTTGGTCTGATTCCTGCCTTCTTGCATTCATAGAGATACCGGAGAATTTTGTACATGATTACATTAATATCATCTTTCGCCATGCTCAACACTCCTTTTTCTCTCTATTCCGTCGCACATTATATCAACGATTTCTAAACAACCTAAAGGATAAAATAGAGATTTTTCTTCTTCTGGCGGGTCTGTCTTGAGAAATTCCCGTATTTCAATTTGAAGTTGAAGCCATTCATCATCAGATATGTTTTTATCGTTCATAATTCTATTTGCAACTTTGTAAGCTTCCATTATTGTACCCTCTCAATTAGTGAATTTATCTCTTCGAGTTCCTTTATTGTACCATTTTTTAACATTTGATTGTAAGCTTGTTCTTCCAGCCATCCAATTCTATCAACAACTGGTATTTTGATTAGCATTTTTGCGAACTCCAAATCACTATCAAATACTTTCATTTTCTTTCTGATAGCTCGCAAGTCTGAAACCATTTCATCATATTGAGAATGAATAATTTCAATGCCTTCACGCTTGCTTATTTCTTGTGCTAGTAATTGAACGCTCGCCTCTTCAATTTTGTGTTTTTCTCTGTATGTGTCCACATCATAATAGCTTATAGAATGTGCATGAATCTGCTCGTGCAGAATCATATGCGGGGATGTTTTACTTGTCGTTACAATGTCGCAATTCCACAATTTGGCACACCTTCCGAAAGAATCGTCTACTATGATTCTTCCGCTCCATTTGCTCTCGTTGTCAACATACTTATTCACCAGTTCAAAAGTGCGTTGTGCTATTTGCTCTATTTCTGACTTCGTATAAACTCTATCGGTATCTTTCAAAATGTCATCCTTTGCAAACTTTACAGAATTATCTCCGAACGAATCTAACCATTTCTGATATTCTTCTTCATCCTCATACGGCGCCGTCCTGCACCTGCAATTCGGATGCATTGGCGGCGCATTCTCTGCCGGTTGAAAATCCGATATCTTGAAATGCTTTTTGTTTAGGGCGTTGCATATCTCACACGATGCCGTGCCGTATGCTAAGAATTCGAACTCTTCCCATCCGTTCGCCTTGTACGAATCAATCTGAGCCTGTGTCTGCACCCGAACCATTTCAGTTCGAACCAGTCTCATTGCTTCCCTTGCCGATACGCTGAAATCCTTCCGAATCTCCGCCGCAAGACTTTGATAGCTCTTACCGCCAATCAAGCCTTTTGTGAGTATCGTGGATAACTTATTTCTTAAGGCTTCCTGATTGCTCCATATGCGTTCACTGAATGTTGCATTCATGAAAGACTGCCCCACTAGGCTTTTAGCTCTTTCGGATGCACCTTTAACGCCATTTCCTAAGATTCCCGCTTGCCTCTCGAACTCTTTCACGGCTTCCTCGGTCAGTCTTTCGCCGGTCAGCTTTTCCAAATCGTCGAAACCGTCTATCATGTGCAGTCCGATATCCGCTTTTAAAAGCTCCAGCCGATTAATCCGCATGGTTGCGTTATAAAGCCGCATAAGCTCGTTAGCCTCATCGCTAAAATCACGTTCCTTGACCATTTTCGCCGCTCGTGCCTCGAATGCCCTTACATCGAACTTCGACACTCTCTTTTTGGCTTCCGCTAGGCTGATTCCCTCTTTATCGGCGTACCTCTGATAGAACGATTCAATTTCCTTCTGGATTTCCGGGACCATCCGCTCGTATATCTGTTGAATTTCGGCATCGATGTTTTTCATCGTATGCTCGTTTACAACAGCTTGCCGATCCTCTCTACTTCTCCAGTAGTCCCGGTTCTCCTTCGTTTTCGCCAGAAATATTTCCTGCGTTGTTTTCGCCATTTACTGCCCCCATGGTCTGCTGATACATGCTCAACTGCTGCATCTGCTCCTCTTCTTCCTCTTCCATCTTTTCAATTTCCTTCTTCACGTCCGGAACGATGGAGAGAACGGATAGCTGCGTTTCCTTCGACACGATACCTTCAAGCTGTGAAGCGGTCTGTGCTTCCTCTTGCAGATTCTTTGGAAGATTCCGGGTAAACTTGATATCGATATCCCGCCACACCTCTCTGTCAGCCACGTTGGTTGACAGGCTTGACCAAATTTTGAAACGCTTCCTAAGACTCTTTTCAATCTTCCGGTCAAAGGTGACGGCGAGATTGCTCATTGCCTGCAGCTTGTAAGCCAAAGCTACACCGGAGCTTGCATTTCCGAACTGCTCATCAGAGATATTGGCTACCATAGAAATCTGATATATCAGATTTTCAAGTCGGTTCAGCAGATTTTCCTGTGTTCCGTCTGCCGTTGGTTTGGTCATGAACTGAACCAAGATATCCTTTGCGTTATCCGTGCCGTAAAGGTTAATGATTCGGTTGTCCCGGATGCGGTACACGTCTTCATCGTCAAGCTCGGCCCCGATGACAGCCAGATAAGCCTCTGCGAAAGCATCAACATCATTTGCCTTCTCGCCCAGTGTCCTGTTGTACGTTTCCACCAGTCCAGCCACGCCCTCAAAAAGTCCGATGCGCTCCTCGTTAAGTCGCCACTCAACGCATGGGATTAAGCCGTATGGGTTCTCTTTGTCGTCAGTTAACTTCCCGTTATCAAAGTAATAAATCGTGTCTGCCGTGGCTGCCATGCCGTATAGCACGCCATTGTTCACGCCGTCCACCGTGTGCCGCCCATACTGAATCATCATCAGTGCCCGGCGCTGTACTGTATCATCGACAATACAAAACAGGTCTTTCGGATTATAGGCGACCACTTTGGTATTGGTCTCTTCGTCCTGATAGAAGAACTCCCATGCGTGCCCGTATATGCAGCACATTTTAGCCATTTCTGAATCGTGGTCGTTCATTTCATTGTTCCGGTAGAATTCTGCCAGCCGTTCATCCTCTAAGTCTTCCGGTGCAGTGCACTTAATCGGCACGCCGTAGGCGTACCCCAGAAATGTGTCTGTGATGTACCTAGGGAAGTTTACCGCCAGTCTGTTGTCGGGCTTCCAGTTTTCCTTTTCCGGCTGTCTAAATACATCGTGAAACCCCTTGTAAAGGTTTTCAAGGTATTCATAGCGCTTGAATTTGCTCTCGTGCTTATTGATATACCCCTCAATCAACTGAGGCGTGATATGCTCCAGAATTGACGGGTCAGCCGTGATTGGCTTTGGTAATTCGTATGGTCTTTTTGTGTGCATTAGATTCCCTCTTTGAATCCTTTTACTTTAACTTTTTCTTGTCTCATAATCGTATAAGTGAAATATCTCATCGCATCCATGCAGTGGTCATGCTCTTTCAGCGGTCTATCCTCTCCGGCATCCGTTGACTTCAAATCCCACATATAGGAATGAAACTCCCGAATGGTATTCACGCAATCAGAAACGAACATCAGTTCTCCTCTCCCAAGTGCTGTTGACGTGTACCGTATGCCGTCCAGTACGTCGTTCATGCCCCGCTTGACCGTGTATCCGTTCTTTCGTAGCTCTGCGATAAAAGAAGTGGCTGACGGATCCACGATAATCCTTTTCGGAATCGTGCCGTCAAGCCACATCTTCATGTCTTGAACAAATTCTGCATCCGTTTTCTGCTTTAGGTTTTCCCGCCCGGAATAGCAATACTCACGAATGCATGTCCATATGCCTTTTATTTTCGCCCACATAAGGAAAACAGTTGCATTCTGTATTCCGTAATCGCACGACACGTAAACATTGCCCTCGGGCTTGTATTTCTCCTTTGTAACGTGCCTGTTTTCACTGAACATATCATAGATAATGCCCTCCGCTGCTACCCACTCTCCGAGGATATAGCGCCTGTAGAACACGCCTTGATACATGCTCCGGTATCTATCTTTGATATGCTCCGATAGGCTGCGGTTGTCGTCCAATTCGAAATGCAGATACAAAAGATTCTTTTCTTCCTTCCGGTCTATCCAGTTCACCTTGAACCAGTGGAACGGCGTTGATGGGTTGCAGTTGAACCACCATTTCGAACCTTCTACGGAACAACGTGCTGTTGCCTGATTCACGAATGATTCCGGCATCAGTGCCACTTCATCGAATAGGACCCCCGCAAGCGTTACGCCCTGAATAAGGTTCTGAGAACTTTCGTCTTTACCTCCGAACAAGTAGAAGGTGTTCACGTTGTCTCCGTGTCGAACCGTCCATTTGTTTTCGAGGCGGCTCTCTGATATCTCGTAACCCATATCCGGTAAAACATTCTGCATCGGTGACAGCACATTTCTTCTTAGCGCTCCTAGCGTCTTACCACATATGGCGAACTGCTCGCTTTCGAATGATTCCATCGCCCACATGACAAAACTTGTCCCCATTGCTACTGTTTTTCCGGAACGGATAGAGCCGTCCGCGATGATTCCGTCCATATCAGAGAACTTGCTTTCGCTGTTCCACCATGAGAAAATATCAAACTGTTTCGGACTTAGTGGTTGCCACCGGAACATTGCTCTACTTCCTTAACCGCTGCATTCAACGCATCGATGAACCCATTGTCCACGGCTACATCCATTCGCTGTTCGTTGGTTGGCTTGTTACCGCTGGTGTCTCGCATGAACTCCGCCGCCCCTTTATCGCCTTTCAGTGCCTTCAACGCCTGTTTCAAGATGATGGCCTCCTGCACTGTGATATTCTTCCCGTTCAGTGCTGCCACGTTTTTGACGCCTTCAATGTCAGTTACTGTGCCGTCATTTAGTGCAAGTCCTAGAATCATCTCCGCAGTCTCTCTCATAGCTTTCTTTTTCTTTCGCACCTTGCCCGATTGAATACCGCCTTTTCGCCCTCGCTCCCTTGCTTCTTTCGTGCTTGTTGGCGGTTTCAGATTTTCTGTTGTTGCCATTTATCTAATCACCTCCACGAATAAAAATAGCCACCCAAAATGGTGACATACTACAATTCTATCTATACGAGAAATAGAGCCTTGTGGCTCTGTTCTCTTTTTCCTATTTAAAACGTTCCTTTTCTGTCCTCTCATCCATAGCCTTACTCCTCATCTGAGCATTCGCTCATTCCCATTGAGAGTTCGGTGTAGATTTTGGTGTATCTGCTTTGTTCACTGCCTTCAGAACCTGCCATTGCTCGAAGGTAGAACTCCATCGCATCCTTTCGGCTGTCCCATGTTTCGGTTTTGCCGTAACAAGTAACCTTCACGCTGTCAAGCTTTCTGCAGCTGTCTTCTCCGTAGACCACATTGAGTCCGCTGCCGTTATCCCACGAAACCATAATGCTTGCAGTATCATCAACACCAAAGACTGTTCCTTTTGTCCCAATCGGTGGTGCCTGCATATCATCCATATGGGTAAGTTCTACTCTGCATCCGGCAGGGTACTGTTTTCGTACCCTTTCTACAATCTCTTTACTCGGAAATCTCATTATGTTCAGCCTCCTTCTTTGCTCCATTCTTAAATGCAGATGATCCGCTCAGATTCTTCAGAAGGATTTTTCTGTCGACTTTATATTCCTCACCGATAAATCCAAGTCTTAAAAGGAAACATCTGAATGCGTATTTCTCATTGCTTACTTCCTTTTCTGTGGAATTGATACGCTTCTGCTCTT